TAGCTATTGGGACAGTGATTTGGCTAAAACTGCACAAATTGTTGATTTTCCAGCATTTTATAGATTATTTCAGTTTTATGATGAAGCAGAGCGTGCAAACAGAACAATACAGTCAATGGGTAGCGCTGGATTAATTGATGTAGGTAGTAAAGGCCAACCAGTCGTAAATCCACTAATAAACTTAACATTGAAACTAGAAGATAAGATATTACGTTTAGAACAAGAATTAGGTTTGACACCACTTGCACGTCAACGTTTAGGTATTGCATATAGTGAAGCACAAACTGGATTTGCACAACTGCAAAAACTTTTAGAACTAGATGATCAAAAAGAAATTGAAGATCCTAGACTAAAAGTATTAGAAAATAATGAAGTTAAAGAAAAAATAGAAGTAAAGGAAAAAAATGGATAAAGAAGAAATGTATAAACCTTTGCCAAGTTTCTTGACAGTGGATAAATCAGAAATACATGGACTTGGAATATTTGCAACAAGAGATATTGCTAATCAAACAAATCTTGGTTTGTCCCATGTAATTATTGAAAAACCAAATATATTTCTAAGAACGCCATTAGGTGGTTTTATAAATCATGTGTCGGAAAATCCAAATTGTGTATTAGTTAGGGATATAACATTTACAAACTTATTTTTTATTATGGCAATAAGACACATCAAATCTGGCGAAGAATTAACAATAACCTATCAAAGTTATGATCCAGAAGAAGAATAATGCAAGACAATTGGATTTATTTGAAAGACGGATCAAAAGTACACGTATCTTGGATAGATACAGAATTTGAAGAAGAAGAATAATGCGTGAAATTTTCAACATTTACAGAATATCAGAAGAAGATCTTATGAAAGATTTACATGGTCATGAGATTGAAGAAGAAGAATAATGATATTTGATGAAGTAATTCTTGATGATCTTGATGATGAATTGGATTTGGAACAATGTCAGATACACAACAAATAGTATTACCAGAAACAAAAGGATCAAGGGTTGTAAAATTTATTGAAAACTTCTGTGTACATGGTGAGGGCGATTTTTATGGTGAAAAATTTTTGCTTGATGATTGGCAGAAAGCAATAATCTATGAATTGTACGAACTTAACAAAAATGGATCAAGAAAGTTTAGGGAAGCACTTATTGGATTACCAAAAGGTAATGGCAAGACTGCATTAAGTGCTTGTATTGGATTGTATGAGTTACTTGGATCTGGTGTAACATCACCACTTGTTGCAGTAGCGGCGGCTTCGTATGAACAAGCAAACCTTGTTTTTGGAACTATGAAAACAATGTGTAACGAAAGTCCATTATTACAAGATATGGTTATAACTTACGAAAATGAAATTCAAGTTAAAAATGCAAGTGGTCGTGCATTTAGAGTAGCGGCGAAAGCTGGAACTGCTGACGGTGGCAGAAACAGTTGTTTTATAGCAGATGAAATACATGAGTGGAACAACATAAACTTAGAACGTGTACATTATGTTTTGAGTAACAACACTGCAAAACGTAGGGACGGTTTAGTTTTGAATATTACAACTGCTGGTCATGATCTTGATAGTATGGCAGGCAAGATGTACCAACGTGGTTTACTGAAAGAAAGTGGAAAACAAGAAGATCCAGAGTTTTATTTTAAATGGATAGGTGCAACAGATGATCAAGATCCAAGTGATGAAAAACTTTGGGAAGCAGTAAACCCAGCAATAACAAATGACTGGTGGCCAGTTGAAAATCTAAGACGCAGGCATAAATCATTGCCAATAAATGAGTTTCAACGTTATCACCTTAATCAGTGGACTAGAACAGAAGAAGAAAGTTGGATCAAGGCAGAAAATTGGTTGTCTTGTCAAGATACACAACTTGAACTTGAACAAGGCGAAGAAACCTTTGTTGGTATTGACATGGCACTTAGACATGACAGTGTTGCTATTGTTTATGGACAAAAAGATGACAATGAAGTTGTGAACATGAAAGCTAAGATATGGAAACCAGAAGATCAAGTTTATATGGATTACCAAGAAATTGAAGCGTATGTAATTGAATTGATGAAATTATATAAAGTAAAAGAAGTTGCATACGATCCAGCGTTTTTTGAAAGATCTGCGCAAGTTTTGTTAGATCGTGGTGTTCCAATGGTAAACTTCCCGCAAACTCATAGTCGTATGATCCCCGCTTGTGGGAACGCATACGATATGATTGTAAACAATAAAGTAAGACATGACGGTGATCCAACGTTTACTGACCAAGTAATGTCAGCGGCGCAAAAAATAACAGACATGGGTTGGCGTTTGTCCAAAGGTAGATCCAAAAGAAAGATTGACGCATGTATTGCAATGGTGCTTATGTTGGATCGTATAACTGCACCGATACCAGAAGAAGATGATCCAGAAGTGTCTATAATCAACCTATGAATAATTATATAACAACAATCGCAGATCTTATTGGTGTAGCACTTATAATTTATGGTGTATATACAGTTAATGTATCACTTGCTTATATAGTAGGTGGCGCATTTATAATATTAGGAAGTTATTTACAAGCTAGATGAGTTTATTCAAAAAAACGGAAAACAGGGACGCGGCACTTGGTAACTTAGTTGATCTTCTTGCATTGCGTGAGGGTGGCTTAACAAACCAAACTGGCGAAAAAGTCAATGAAATGTCTGCACTCGGCATATCAACTGTTTATTCTGCAATTTCTTTACTTGCTGACAGTATTGCATTACTTCCAATTAAAACTGTTAGATATGATAGTGAAAAAACTATTTTTACAGACAAACCAAAGTTTTTAGAAAAACCAAATCAAAACCAAACAATTTTTCAATGTATTCATGAAATCATAACTTCGCTTGCAATGCACGGTAATGCGTTTGTTTTGGTAGATAAAGATAGGCAAGGTCGTCCAATTGCAATGCAACCTATACACCCAGAAAAAGTAAAGTGCGAAATGCAAGGAAGCGAAAAAGTATTTATGTTACAAGGTGCAAAGGGTGAGTATTCAAGAAGAATTACAAGAAACAACATGTTGCATTTTACTTGGTATCAATATCCCGGCCAATTAATGGGGATCAGTCCATTACGTACCCAAAGTAATACTTATGGATTAGCATTGGCAATGGAAAGACATATTGCACAATTCTATGGACAAGGTGGAACACCGTCCAGTGTTTTAGAAACAGATAGAGATCTGACAAGCGAACAAGCAAAAACCTTAAAAGAAACATGGCTTG